GACCAGCACAGCTATGTCGACTACGGCGACACGCCGCACGTCTACATCCCCTCTGAGTGCGGCAAGGAGTGGGCGGACAGCAGCAGCAGCCCGGAAGCAATCCGTAAGGAGATCGAGAAGCTCGCAAGCTGATGGAAATAGCGGGGGCGTTAAGCCCCCGCGCACAGAAACCCAAAAACGAAACGGAGGATAAAGCTATGAAAAATCTGTATGAAGCCAATGACAACTATCAGAACTATATCCTAATTCGGGATATGGACAGAGATGAAAACGACACCTGTGTTTGTGACTGGGATTTATCCGAAGATGAAGTCAAGAAGATCGCAGAAGCATTTGAACGCGGGGAGTATGACGAAAAAGACGCAGTAGAAGAACCTGAATGGTTCCCATTCGATGAAGTACGCACAAAATTCAATGCGTTTCACAGTTTGTGGTGGTGAACCGGTTGTGTCATATTCCGTGTCATATTGGCGCACAAAATAGCGTTATTTGCACACAAAATGCTGTTTGTTTGAAACAATGCAAAACATATAAAAGCAATGCATCTGCTAATTTTTTATAGCAGATGCATTGTTTTGGCAATAAGCAGGTGAGGGGAATCGAACCCGCACACATAGCACAAAAAATCATGTTAATTCGTTGTTTTCGTTTTCGCGTGTCATATCCTGTGTCATATCGTGCATTTTTTCGTAGTAGTCTATCATCTTTCTGTCAGCCGCTTTTCTGTCCGCGCTGAAACTGTGCTGGTAGATCTGCTGCATGGTCTGGGTGCCGGACCAGCCTCCGCGCTCGGCAGCGACACGGTCGGAGATGCCCTGCGCGTGCATATCGGATGCGGATATATGCCGCAGATCGTGGAAGCGGACACCGGGATGCCCTGCTTTTGCCATCAGCCGCGTGAACCGGCTGTATATAGCTTTCCCCGTCAGCTCTGTGGCGTGGTCGGTCTGTTGCTGCATTATCATGGACTTGATGAACGGCGGCAGTTCTTCGATTCTCCGTGTGGAATCCGTCTTTGCTAACGTTTTTGTGATGTGCTGCCCGTCAACGGTAACGATCACGCGCTCGATGCGCAGAAAATCGCCGTCAATGTCCTGCTTCATAATGCCGCGAACCTCGGACATTCGCAGGCACAGGCACATTGCGAGCATCACAGGCAGCTCGACAGGCGTTCCAGCTGTGGCGCGCATTACAGCTTCCGATGTCGGCAGGTCGTTTTTCAGCTTTTTGACTTTTCTCGGCAGTCTGGTATGCAGCACGAAATCAGGATTGTACATACTCAGGGCGGCAGCGAGCAACCCGTGCGCACTGATCACAGTCTTGGCTGCGACGCGTCGGCTGTCGTCGTTGACGGCACGCTGGACATCCTCGCGGGTGAGCCGGTCGATCTTGGTGTCCATGATCTGCTGCAGATAGTTCCTCCTGATTTTGCGGTATCCGCTGATTGTGGTGGGGGACAGCACGCTGTCTTTGCTAGCAATATACCGGTCTATTGCCTCGCCGACGGTTAACGGCTCGACGGCGTGCCGCTTTTTTGCCAGAAATTCCGCCGCGAGAAACTCCGCCTCTTTTTTTGTCTGGGCGGTGATTGATTTATAAATCTTTTTTCCGTTTGCATCGGTACCGGCATACACGCGGCACCGATAGGATCCGGACGGCAGCTTTTTGGCTTTTGCCATATATCCCTCCTGACTTGAAAAAGCGCAAGTTTTTTTGCAAAACTTGCGCGAATCGAAACGAAATGTGTTAAATTCGATACATTTTTTATCTTGGTTTGCATTTTTTGCACGGCTGCATCCCGATGCTGCGGAGATATGCCGCGGTGATGCCTGAATCATAGATCTTTTTGTTTTCGGTGCTCAGCATCTTGACCGCGCGGCACGTCGGGCGGTGGAAGGTATGGCTCCCGAGGCTGCCGACATACCGAACGGGCGACTTTTTCGCCGCGCTCTGGGTACGGACGATCATGAAGATCGATCCGCCCATCAGCAGCGCACCGATCACAAACATAAACGCACCGGCGGCAAAACCGCCGAGAATGCAGCCGAAGCCCAACAGGATGCCAAGCGCATAGATCATCAACATATAATCGCCTCCCCAGTTTTTACCCAATTATTACCCGGTTTTTACCCATAAAGCATCCGATCAGCTTTTTTTCGGGCAAAAAAAATAACCCGCCGACCGCCTTGTTTTGACACCTACAAATATGCTATGATATAGGCAGAGGGACGGCAACAGCCGGACACGCAGCAACATTGCAGCATACATCGCACGACGATCCTCCAACCTTCCGCCGCCCGTTCCCTCTGCGGGCGGTCAATAAAAATCAGGAGGGAAAGCATGGACGAGAGGACCAACCAGATCGAGGATCTCATTGATCTCCTCGTGGCGGCGGGGATTGTGACTTTGCAGCCAGCGCCGCAGCCAGATCAGTCATCAGCGCAGCCTCAGACGGCGACAGCTTAGACAATGCAGCAGCGAGCTCGCTCCGGTCGGAAACGATCGGGGCGTTTCCATTTTCTTCCGGATCCCTGCCGAGAAGGACATCAACGGATACGTGCAATATATCGGCGATTTCGGCGAGAGAATCGGCAGCGATCCAAGATCCACGTTTTGCCATAGTTGATAGCGTGTTCTTGTTCAGACCTGCCGCAGCAAGTAAATCTGTAATGCTAATTCCTTGTTGTTTTGCGACAGTTTTAATGTTTTTTACTGTATCGGCAACATCGTACATAAAAAATCACCTCCAATTGTGCAAAATACCAAAATTCCAAATATTGATGGAATTTTATTGACATTCCAACAATTGTGTGATATACTAAAGGCACACCAAAGGGGCACAGGACAAAATCCTCCGCATATTTCCACAGTTTTGGCACAGGTCGTATATATATGCTCTCTCTTTCCTATTATATCACGACTTGTGTCAAAATTCAATGCGCAAATACACCAAAGGTGTATAGAATTTTTTGTTAAAAAGGGAGGGAATGACATGGCATTATCGGATAATATCTACTCCCGCCGGATCGCGCTCGGACTGACACAGACACAGCTCGCCGAAAAGGTCGGCGTGGCATATCAGACGATCCAGAAATTCGAGAACAACACCAGGAAACCGACACCGGAGACGTTTGTGATGCTCGCACGCGTCCTCGGCACGACCTGCGAGAAGCTCGTCCTTGGTGATAACGCGGGAAACTGACAGAGAGGAGTGGAGATTGATGGCAAAAATCAAAGAAAGCAGAACACCGGCGCAGGTCGTCGCCCGCATCATCACAGCCGCAATGCGCGCAAACGACGTGTCTTCAGATCAGCTCGCCAAGGCTGCGAGCGTGCACGTAAACACGGTGCGCAAGGATCTGCGGGAGCCGGAAGGAATGCCGATGTCGCGGATGTGGATTTACTTTCTGGCGCTCGGCGTGCCGATCAACGAAACGCTCAAGTGTTTCGCGGATTCATTCTGTAAAATGATGATCGAACGGTGAGGAGGTGAGAGAGTGCGAGAGATGGGCGAGATCCTTGCCGCTGGCAAGATCTACAACACGCGGACCGTCACGTTCGACGGGATCCAGATGCTCGCCGGTGAAGTGTTCGACCGGAATCAGCGGATCTATTTCACGGCGGGGACGGACGAGGAAGGCTGGGAGCACGTCGCCGTCCACGTCGGCAACGGCCACCGCTGCCCGACATGGGAGACGATGTGTCTTGTAAAAGAGGTATTCTGGCGCGACGATGAGGACGTGATCCAGCTGCATCCGAAAGAGTCGGAGTATTTCCACGGCGTGCAGGGCATGGAAGTCCTGCATTTATGGAGACCGGTCAGCGGCGACTGGTCAGAGCTGAACACAAAGAAATGAAAAGGAGAATAAAGATGGGTATTGAGTTTATAAAGAAACGCTGCAATGATTATGCGGCGGCATCCAATGCAGAAAAGGTTGATGTCACTTTCCGGATCAACAAGGGCGGGATTGTCTCAGATACGCAGAGATATTCCGGAGTTCTCGGATTCACAAGAGAAACGATCGACCAGATCACTGATACTGGCTTTATGGTTTTAGGGATCGACAAGAAACGCGGAAAGCTGTTTTTCAAATCGGCGGACAGCCTGAATGGCTTTAAAGTGTCCGCCGCGCCGAGGTGCAAGAAGCAATTTGTAAAGTTTACGATCAATGATGTGCTGGAATGGGTCAAGTTTATCGGCGAATACAGTATTGAGTTTGACGAGAATGAGAAACTGTATTGTATCACGGCAAAAAAAACATAACAGGAGGGCATTGCACATGATGCTGCTGATGACGGCAGGAGGAGAGACCCGCGTGCGGATGCGCGGAAACGTGACCACGCTGATGGCTGATACAGGCGTACTTGTCGCCGCAGTTCTCAGTTCGATGGCAAAGGACAAGCCGGAAAAGCTGGACGAGTATGCCGCACTGATCGTGGAGGCGGTGCAGCAGGCGGCTGATCACGTCAAACAGCACCCGCATGGAGATGAATGAGGAGGGAATAAAAATGCTCAAATGCGAAGCAAGCCACGGCTGCGCAAGCATCGAAATGCACGGATCCGCCGGACGGATCATGCAGGATATGTGCGGCATCGTCGAAGGCATTGTTGCCGAGGTTTACGGCGGAATGATCGAAGAGAACGCGTCGTCCGAATCGGTTTCAAAGTTCCGGACGCTGACAAATGTTATGCTGCTGAAAGCTGTTTGTCAGGGAGTTGAAAGAGCAGAGGAAAGATACCGTGAATTCAAAAATGCCGAGATGGATCAAGGCTGATCCGCTGCACTGCCTGCACTGCGCTGGCGTGCTGGATCTCAGCTCGACCAGAGACGGCAAGGACGAAAACGCCGAAAAGTATGACGCTGTCGCGTCCCCTGACTGGCCGTTTCTGATCGCGCTGGAGTGCGCCGGATGCGGCGCTGTATACCCTCTTTTGCGCGTCAAATCCTTGCGGCAGGTGTCGGCGATTCAGACAAAAACAGAGTGTTGAAATGCAACAAACTGACATAATAATCAAGACTTTTGAAATGTTGAAAACGTGTTGAAAATGCTTGATTTTTTGTTGAAAAGCTGTTGAAACAGTGTTGAAAAACAGTGTGGTTGAAAAGTGTCTGATAGACACAAAACGCCTAACCGATAGTCACTCTGCGACTATCTGATAGACACTTTTTGCACGGTATACTATAGCCCATATGATATGCCCATATGATATGCCCATATGTTACTTAAAAGCAACGCAAAGCAAGCAAGGCGCACGCGCGTGTGGAGAGATCTCATCCGCCGCCCTCGGCGAGATGGGAGACAGGGGGTGATGCGGAGTGATCCAAAAGACGGAGAAAGTGCTTGACTGGATAGGGCGGTTCCGCGACGACGGGAATTTTTTGCCAGTGCCTCGATGCCTGCTGCAGGCAGAGGAGCTGACAGTCTCCGCAGCCCTCGTCTATGCTGCGATCGCGGACGAGGACATCGACGGAGACGGCGTGGCCAGGATCCAGCACAAGCTGATTGCGATCAAGACAGGGTACAAGCCGACGCAGATCAAGAAGGCGATCAAGGAGCTGATAGCGGCGGAGCTTTTGGAGCCGGAGCCGGAGCGCACCGGAAGAGCAAACATCTACAGGCTGACGGTGCGGCTGCTTCCGCCTGTCCCGCAGAAGCGGCGGGACGCGAAGCAAAAGGCGCTGGAGGCTCTCGCCGCGCAGGAAGCGGAGCGAGAGCAATCCCCGGAAGGATGTAACGATAATACACATTATCATCACATCTGGAAAAGGGGATGATGCGGCATGGAGTATGATGGATTTTTGGCGTGGATGCAGGAAAAAGAGCTATCTTGCCAGACACAGCGGGCATATTTGACAAATTTGCGGCTATACGGACAGTATAGCGCGGAAAATGAGCCGGATCAGGAGAGCGTCCGCGCCTGGAAACATCTGCTTTTGGAGACAAACAGTCCGCGCACCGTCAACGCAAAGCTCGCCGCGGTGGATGCGTACTGCGCATACGCAGGCATCAGCATCCGCATCCGGCGCGTGAAGGTGCAGCGATGCAGCAGCATCGGGCAGATTCTGACGGCGGAGGAGGTCGAGCGTCTGATCGGCGGGCTGGATGATGATGGCAACATCCGCGGCGCGGCAATCGTGCGCCTTCTGGCAAAGACCGGCGGGCGGATCTCGGAGGTCGTGCGGTATCGCGTCGCCGATCTGGCACGCGGCCACGTCGACATGGATACCAAAGGCAAGATCCGGCGCATCTACTTCCCGCGGACGCTGGCGGACGAGCTAGCGCCGTGGACGGATCAGCTCCGCGAGAGCGACACGATTTGCCGCACCGTGCGCGGGTCGCCGATCACAGCCGGAGCGGTGAGAACATGGTTAAAACGGGCGGCGGCGCGGTACGGCATCGATCCGGACAAAGTGCATCCGCACGCCTTCCGGCATTATTTCGCCGTCGAGTTTCTGCGGCGAAATAACAATCTTGCATTTTTGGCGGATGTCCTCGGGCACGCCAACATTGAGACAACGCGGATATATCTGCGGCTGACAGAATCACAACAGCAGGAAGAAATTGACCGGACGGTCGATTGGTAGGAGGATGATGGAAATGCGGCCAATAGACGGAGATGCCCTGCAGGATCGGGTGCGAAAGCACCTGGATCTGTACGGAAAATACACGCGGGATCAGATCGAGGACCTGATTGACAGCGAGCCGACGATCATGGAGGAGGACATAGCACAGCACGCGCGGTGGATCTATCTGGGGCAGTGCAAGTGCAACGATGGGGACTATGTCGTCCCCGCGTTTAAGTTTGAGTGCAGTGCCTGCGGCGGTGAGGTGATTGCGACCAATATGAGGGACACACTGCCGACACGCTGTCGATGGTGCGAAGCGGAGATGGAAACATGAGGAGCAATTGGATTCGCAAAGGCGGCGCAGAGCATCGGCAGATGCTGCGCGAGGTCGCCAAGGAGGAGATCGCCAAGCAAAAAGCCGAGTTTTGCCCGGAATGCGAGGAGCAGATACAGGCGCACGTCATCGCGCTGCTGTGCCACACGCTGCACACGATGTACGGATTCGGCGCAAAACGGCTGACGGCACTGCTGCAGGCAGCTCGCGGCACGGATATCTACACCGTGCACACGGAACATAAATCCGACGCGGTATGGGTTGAGTGGCTGCGCGACGAGATGGGCATCGTGCTCATCCCGCCGAAAGAGTGGGGGGAGTGATTGTGGATCTGATCGCGTGCTTTGCGATGGGTGCAATTTTCGGGCTTGTCGCGTTTGAGATTCTGCGAGGAGGTGGAAAGCATGGCGGAAAGTGATCTGATATCGTTTCTCGCGCTGGTGCTGTACGCGGCTATCGGAATCAAGCTGCTCCGCTCCTTCCGTCGTCAGGATCCGGAGGAGGAAGAGCCGGAAGAGGAGCCGACGGCGTTTGAGTATCTCACCGTGCGCGAGCAGATCGCCGCGGCGAAAACTTTGAGCGACAAGATCGGCGAGATGGAGCAGCTCCAGACGGATCTCATCGAGAGCACGCCGGACGATTTGCTATGCGTGCATCTGGAGTGGATCGGCCGGGACGGTGCCGCACATGCGTATGATCTCATGTGCAGCGGCAACGACACGGCGAGCGAGGGACTGGCGGCGGCGGCAGAGCGTGAATCGTACATACTGCGCGGGACGCTCTCCCGGCAGTGTGCGACGCTCTCCGCATCGACACGGCGAACGCAAAACGGAACGCAAAACGAATGGAAACGCAGAGGGGAGTGGTATGATGCAGAAACAGTGCGCGATGTGCGGGGGAGTGATACAGTCGGATGACTGGTATAGCTTTATCCGCATGAAGTACTGCCCGACGTGCAAAAAAGAGGCACGCCGGATGCAGGAAGCGGCACGGCTCCGGGAGCTGCGCCGGAAGCGGCGCGAGGTGAACAGCACAGCCCGCGAGCTGTGCAAGAGCCAGCAAGAGGAGATCGAGCTGCTCCGCGCAGAGCTGATCCGATCGCGGGAACGGATCGCCGCGCTGAAAGGAGGCGGGGGCGGTGTTTAGGTTTATCGTCCACTCCGCGCCGGAAGGGAAAGCCCGCCCGCGTGTAACGGCGCACGGCACATACACGCCGCGGGCGACACGCGAGTATGAGGACCTCGTCCGCTGGGAGTACAAGCGGCAGGGCGGTCCGGATTTCGGCAGCGTACCGCTGCGCGTCACCATCACAGCATTTTTCCAGCTCCGCCGCTCGGCGACAAAGCGGGAAAAGCTGGCAGCGATGACCGGGGAGCTGCTTCCGGCAAAAAAGCCGGACGCGGACAACATCGGCAAAGCGATATGTGATGCGCTCAACGGCATCGCCTACAAGGACGATGCGCAGATTGTCGAGCTGACTGTCTGCAAGCGATACGGCCCGGATCCGTCGGTCGAGTGTGAGGTGAGCGAGTATGAGGGATAGGACGTTTTCGCGGACGTGCAAGGTCTGCGGCGCATCGTTTATGTCGCGGTCTGGACATAGCTTTTTCTGCGACAACTGCCGGGCGGAGCAGTACCGGCTGCACAAAAACAGCTATCTCATGTCGCGCTACAAACACCGTACGGAAAGCGAGTACACCTGCCAGCACTGCGGCAGCCGGATCCATGTGTACGGAGGCAGGACATCGCGGCGCAAGACCTGCACACGATGCCTGCAGCAGATGGGCGCCTACGGCCGCCAGATCATCAGCCAGCGCAAAGAGCTCCGCGAGGAGGTGGTCGGAGATGCTGGAAACTGACTGCATCATCCCGCGGCACGTACCGATTCCGCACGACGGCGTGTACACACTGTACGGAAACGCCAGGGCGGTCGAGGCGCTGCAGCGGAAGGGACTGACAGAGTGGCAAATCCGGCTAAAGCTCCATATCGGGCTGATGGCGTATCGTGACGCAGTTTATGAGATCAACAAAAGAAACGCGGCCAAGGAGGCCGCAAAGGAGGCCGCAAAGGAGGAGAAGATGGAAAAAAAGAAGCGAGCCGCTCTGACCGCGGAGCAGAAGGAAGAGCTCTACCAGCGGTACAAGCAGGGTGGAACGACCGCCGACGAGATCGCCAAGGTGTTTGGATGCTGCTCCAGCACAGTCTGGAATATCATCGGAGAAAAACGGAAGGAAGAAACGACCGGCCGCAAGTCGCAGATCAATCCGGAGTTTGATGCGGCGGTCGACCAGATGATTGCGGAGAGCAAGGCGGAGGTCATTCCTGCTCCGTCACCGGCTCTCCCGGAAGCCGTTCCGGCTGTGGTTATGTCTGCCATCCGGCAGACGATCGCCGCCAAAGAGAGCGAAATCTGCGAGATGCTCGGCAAGATCCGCATGGCGCAGCAGCAGGTCGAGCAGTTCAGGACTGAGCTCGCACAGCTGCGCACATGGTGCGAGGAGGTGGGCGGATGAAGGCACTGCGGATCAGCACGATCGGCACACGGCAGCCGGTCACGATCACCGGCGAGACGATTGCAGAGCAGAACAAGTGCATCCGCAACTTTTTGGGCGGATTTTTTGAGCCGGTGACGATCTCGCCCGGAGCTGTGATGCTGGTCAACGAGGAGGGGCTGATAAAACGGCTGGCGTATAACAGCGTCGCGTCTATCATCGCGGCTCAGGACATCGTCGGCCCGGCTCTGATCGTCGGTGTCAGGGAGCTGGACGGCGGGGAGCTGGCTTTTTGCGATTGTCCGCGTGAGTATTTGGAGGGCAAGATATGTTAAACAGGATTATCATCATGGGAAGGCTGACGCACGACCCGGAAAACAAGAAAACACCGGCAGGCACGTCAGTCTGTAAGTTCTCGGTGGCTGTCAACCGCAGTTACAAAGACAAGGACGGCAAAAAGGTCGAGGAAACAGATTATTTTGACTGCGATGCCTGGGCATCGACCGCGGACACCGTCGGCCGATACTTCCGGAAGGGCTCCATGATCCTCGTCGAGGGCGAGATGCGCAACAACAACTGGACCGACAACAACGGCACAAAACACTACGGGATGCGGCTCAACGTCAGCAGCATCAGTTTCTGCGGAGAGAGCCAGGGCGGCGGGCAGCAAAACGGGCAGCCGCAGCAGTACCAGCAGGCACCGCCGCAGCAAAACGGGCAGCCGCCGCAAGGATATCAGCCGCAGCAGTACCAGCAGGCACCGCCGCAGCAGTACGGACAACCTCCGCAGGGATATCAGCAGCCCGGACAGTACCAGCAGTATCAGCCGCAGCCGCAAGACTATCCGCCAATATGGGGAGGTACAAACAATGGCAATGGACGACGATATGCAGACTTTCCGGCGTAATGTTGTGACCAATGGCGACAAGATCAGGGCGATGAACAACGCTGAACTTGCGCAGTTCCTTTGCCAGATCAACAACTGCAACACATGTCCGTTCGCGTCGATTGACTGCAAAATCGGGGAATGGCTGCGAGAGGAGGCGGCAGACAATGGATAAAAAGCGCGGATGTTATGGCTGCGTTCATGCTGACTGGGATGCAGACAAGAGAAGCGCAGGTGCGGAAGATGGTTGAATTGCAATGCAGTTGGTGCGGTCTGATCGTTCGGCACAGAGAAGCCGAGAAGTTCATCGAGGAAGGCTGGCGGCACTATGGAGCTGTGGAGTACTGCCCGAAGCACTCTGCTGAGCTGAAAAAGATCAATCATGACAAGTACAGCATGGCATTGTATCTGCTGCACAAGCTTTCAGAAAAGAAATGAGGTGCATAAAATGGGAAAAATACATCTGATGCGTCATATAGTCAGCGGTGACTGGCGGTGCATTGAAGAAGGCGTTGACTACATCGGAGCTATGTGCGGCGGAAAAGTTTCTTGCGGTAGCGAAGACGATATGATTCAGGCTGATAGCATCGAGCAGCTTTTGGAGATGATGCATGAGCATGATCGCAAAAACGGGAATGTGAAATGGATGGGTGTGCTTGATATCATTTATCCGGTCGGGGCAGAGTTTGAAAGCATTCGGCATCCGTTGCATAAGAAAATCTGTCCGCTTGCAGGATGGGTGAAAGATCTCATGAAGCCGCGAAAACACTTTGATTGTGACGGTTGCTCTGTGAGGTATATCAGCGAACTGTGGATGCGTGTAGGAGAAAACCGTATCATTCAGGTGCAGAACTTCCAGCAGAAAGCGTATAAAAATGCTGTTGCTGTGCTGAATAATCCGAATGCGGAGGTGTACAAAGATGCCTGAAAACAACACCTGCGTATGCTGCGGCAATTTGAAGTGGACACCGAGCTGCGGGACAAAGCCGTCGAGCTGTGGAACAAGAGGGACGGAGGTACAGAGAATGGCTGATTTGATTGAACGGGTTGCTGTGCTGCCGATTCTTGCAGGTTTGGCACGGACGCAGTCGGAGTATGATGAGAGCTATGACAAGCTCATGCAGATAACGTCGATTGAAGCAGAACCGGTGCGGCATGGAAAGCTGCTGGAAGGCAAGACGTTCAACGATCAGCACTGTTCCGTATGTGGCCAGAGGTTTCGCGATGATATCAGTTTTATTCTGCCGTCTGATGAGAACGGCTTCCCTATGCCGAAAAGATGCCCTGAATGCGGGTGCTACTGGGAAGGAGGGGCAAGCGATGCGGTTGATTGATGCGGATGCGGCGGCGGAAAAGCTGATGCAGGAAGCGATGAAACACGCGACAGATATCAATGGCGGCCTTGCTGTCCAGCTTATTTTGATGCTGGCAAAATGTCTGCGCGATCCGACAGATTTCCCGACAATTTATCCGCATGAGGTCATGCAGGGCGGTGCGAGCCCGCGCAAGATCGGGAGCAAAGCCAACGGATGCTGGATCACCTGCAACGAATGCGCAAACACATCATGCCCGAACCGAGACGAGAAAGAAGGGAAAAGCGATGGCACAGGATGACGATATGCAGACTTTCCGGCAGTCTCCGCCGATCTGGACAAACGCCGACCGCCTGCGCCAGATGACAGACGACCAGCTCGCGGAGTTTATCACGGATTGCGAGTTTAATGCATACAACACATACCCGACGACAAAGGGAGAGGTGCTGGCGTGGCTTCAGAGCCGCGCCAAGCCGATGGAGTAAAGGAGAAACAGGATGACGCTACAAGAGACGAAGCAATATTTACAGCAATATCGGGACAGCATGGATCGCACCGCGGAGATCGAGCATCATCTGCGAGAACTAAAAGCCGAGGCGATAAATTTACAAGATCACGAGGGGCAGTCCATCCGCCTGGATGATGCGACCGCCAAGTATGTGGATGCGTGCAACGAGCTCAGCGCAGAGCTCGGAAAGCTGAAGGACCTGCGGGCTGAGATCTACCGCACCATTGACAGCGTGCCAGATGCAAAGCTCCGCAGCGTGCTGCACTGGCGGTACATCTGCGGCTATAGCTGGGAGCAAGTGGCCGTCGAGCTGAGCTACACATACCGCAGGATCACACAGCTGCACGGGGACGCTTTGCAACAAATCGAGCATATTATTTCACATCGATGAAAAGATTTCCTTGCATTTCCTATGCAATGTGTGCTATACTGGAATTGGAAAAGTTTTCTGCATTTTCCGTTTCGTAATTTATCCATCAATCTCCACATTTTGCACCAACTGAATCAGTTGGTGCATTTTTTATACACCAAATTTTATACACCAAAACGCCAACCGAGGTGATGATGATGCGCAGCGTGTCGTTTCCGTTTTACTTGTCCCGCGCCTGGAAAAACTGCCGCGCGGCGTATCTTAAAGAGGTCAACGGGCTGTGCGAGATCTGCCAGAGCAAGGGCCTGATCCGTCCGGCGGACATCGTACACCACAAGATCCACCTGGACGATCAGACAGCCAAAGACCCAGAGATCGCGCTAAACTTTGACAACCTGCAGGCGGTCTGTATTGACTGCCACAACGCGCTGCACTTCCGGAAGGCAAACCCAAAAAGGTACAAGATCACCGAGAACGGTGTCGAGATCCTGGCTGACGCCCCCCTATGACGCGCGATTCTGCACTCCGGCGGATAACGGGGGCGGGGTTCACTTTTCCCCTCTGTGGAGCCCGTACCCCCCTACCTTTTGCCGAAAGGAGGCAGAGATCATGCGAAAAATCACGGAGAAATCCGAAATCAAGCGGCTGTCTGAGATCTACAGCACCATGCCGCCGAATCAGCGGAAAGTCGTGGACGGTCTGATCGCCGAGGCGGCCCGGCTGCGTGTCCGGCTCGACTACCTGTGGCGCGACCTGCAGGAAAACGGAGAGACCGAGCTGTTTTCTCAGTCCGAAAAGACCGAGCCATATGAGCGGGAGCGCCCGCAGAGCCGGATCTACACCGCGACCGATAAAAGCTATCAAGCGATCATCAAACAGCTGACCGACCTCTGCCCGCCTTCCGCGGAAGAGGATCCGCTGGCGGAGTTCCGCGATGGATAACTACATTTTGGCATACTACCAGCGGATCTGTGACGGCTCGGAGGTCGTCGGCAAGTGGATCCGGATGCTGTACGAGCTGATCGTCCACGGCATCGAGGACGGGACGTACATCTTTGATCAAAAAAAGGCAAACAACGTCATCCGTTTTTTTGAGAAGTTTGTGCGCCACAACAAGGGACCACTTGCCCCGAACGTCATCACGCTGGATCTGTGGGAAAAGGCGATGCTGTCCGTGATTTATGGGATCGTGGACGATCACGGAGTGAGAGTCTTCCGCGAGGTATTCATCGTGGTCGGCCGCAAGTGCGGCAAGACGCTCATCGCATCCGGCGCGATCAGCTACGAGGCATACATCGACGGCGAGTTTGGCAGCGAGATCTACTGTCTCGCGCCGAAGCTCGACCAGAGTGCGCTGGTCTTCTCGGCGTTTGAGTTTACAAAGGACTCAACGCCAGCATTTGCGCAGATGACCAAAAAGCGCAAGAGCGACCTGTACATCCAGCGATCAAACACCACGGTCAAAATGATCGCGTTCAATGAGAAAAAGGCTGACGGCTACAACCCGATGCTGACGGTCTGCGACGAGATGTCCAGCTGGCCCGCTGCGCGAGGCTTGAAGCAGTACGAGGTCATGGTCTCCGGCACCGGTGCAAGAAAACAGCCTCTGACACTGTCCATCAGCTCGGCGGGCTACGTCAACGACGGCATTTTTGACGAGCTGATGAAGCGCGGCACAAAATTCCTGCAAGGCGGCAGCCGTGAGCGCCACCTGCTGCCGATCATCTACATGATCGACGACCCGGACAAGTGGGATGACATCAACGAGCTGCGGAAATCCCTGCCCGGTCTGGGCGTTTCTGTGTCCGTCGATTTTATCCTCGGTCAGATCGACACGGCGCATGAGTCGCTGTCCAAAAAGACCGAGTTTTTGACAAAGTATTGCAATGTAAAGCAAAACAGCACGCAGGCATGGCTGTCCGCAGAGGCGGTCCGCAAGTCCTGCGGCCCGGCGTTAAGTTTTGACGACTACCGCAGCACGTATGCCGTCCTCGGCATCGACCTCTCGCAGACCACTGACCTGACCGCGGCGGTCTGCGTGATCGAGCGCGGCGGCCGCCTGCACGTTTTCGCGCATTTTTGGATGCCGTCGGAAAAGATCGACGCAGCGACCGAGCGCGACGGCGTGCCATATCGGCTGTACATCGACAAGGGATGGCTCTCTCCGTCCGGTGAGCATTTTGTCGACTACACCGACACGTATGCGTGGTGCGTCCGCCTGATCGAGGAGTTTGAGATTCTGCCGCTAATGACCGGCTACGACCGGTACAGTTCGCAGTATCTGATCCAAGACATGGAACGCTATGGGTTTCACACAGACGACGTTTTCCAAGGCTACAACATGCATCCGGCGATCCAGACGCTGGAAGGCATGATGGAGTCCGGCATGATCGACATCGGAGACAATGACCTGTTGAAAATGCATTTACTCGACACGGCGCTGAAGTCTGAAAACGAGAGCCGCCGGTCGAAGATCGTCAAGGTCGACAGCCGGTGCCACATAGACGGATGCGCTGCACTGCTCTGCGCGATGGTCGTGCGGGAAAAGCATCACGACCAGATCGGCGAGCAGCTGCGCAACGAGTAAGGAGGTGATAAAGTGGGACTGTTTGACAAGATTTTCCGGCCGAAGGCAAAGAGCGACGCAGTCAAGCCGGACGGATTTTGGCAGACCATCACGGCATATCAGCCGCAGTTTTACACAGCCAACGGGCAGGCCTACGAGATCGCCCTGGTTCGTGCCGCGATCGACTTCCGGGCACGGCAAAACGCAAAGCTCCGCGTCACCTTTTCCGGCACCGCGAACGAAAAGCTCCGGACGCTGTGCCAGCATAAGCCGTCGGAGTGGCAAACATGGTATAAATTTTTATACCGCGTCAGCACCATCCTGGATGTGCAAAACAATTGCATCATCGCGCCGGTGCTGGATGAGTACGGCAGGACGACCGGCTATTTCCCGGTGCTGCCGTCAGTGACGGAGATCGTCAGCGTCGATGGTGAGCCGTTCCTGCGCTGGCAGTTTTCCAATGGCGACCGGGCGGCGATCGAGCTGAGGCGCTGCGGGATACTCAACAAGTACCAGTATCTCTCCGACTTTTTCGGAGAAGACAACAAGGCGCTCAACAGCACGCTCGACTTAATCAGCATCAACGAGCAGAACATCAGCGAGGCGGTGCAGCAGTCGGCGAGCTTTCGTTTTATGGCAAAAGCCTCCAACTTTGCCAAGTCTGAAGACCTGAAGAAAGAGCGCGAGCGTTTTTCTGACCTCAATTTCCGCGGGCAGGGCGGCCTGCTGCTATTCCCGAACACTTACACCGACATCCAGCAGATCAAAGCGACCGCGTACAACGTCGATGAAGCGCAGCTAAAGCTGATTCAGACAAATGTTTACAACTATTTCGGCGTAAACGAAAAGATGCTGCAGGGCATCGCGACCGCCGACGAGCTGGACTGCTTTTTTAACACAGTCACGGAGCCTTTTGAGATCCAACTGGCGGAGGCAATGACAGATATGACGTTTTCGCCGCGGGAACAGTCCGCCGGAAACGCGGTGCAGGTGACAGCCAACCGGCTGCAGTATGCATCGCTCAGCCAGAGGATCTCTCTGGCGAAAGAGCTCGGCGACCGCGGCATGATCCTGATCGACGAGATCAGAGAACTGTTTAATTACGGCCCGCTACCGGATGGCGCAGGACAGAACGCACCCATCCGCGGCGAGTATTACATGGTTGGCGACGAAAGAGGTGATGAGAATGAAACAAAACAGGGAAATCCGTAAATGCGCGGAGTTTCGAGCGCAGGATGACACATCGTACACTGTTGTCGGCTACGCTACGACATTCAATCAGCCGTACACGCTGTACAGCGACGGGAACTATGAAATCCGGGAAGTGATTGACCCGGGCGCGTTTGCAAAGTGCGATATGTCTGACGTGATCATGCAGTACGACCACGAGGGCCGCGTATTTGCACGAAACAAAAACGCGACGCTCGCCTTGGAGCCCGACGAGCGCGGTCTAAAGGCCACCGCGATCCTCGGCGGCACTGAGATCGGCCGCCAGCTGTACGAAGAAATCAAGGGCGGATATACCGACAAGATGAGCTTTGCGTTTGTCGTGTCGGATCAAAAGCGCGAGATCGAGATCAAGGATGGCAAGACGGTCGTCACGCGCCGGATCACTGGGATCCGCAAGCTGTACGACGTGTCCGCGGTGTCGATGCCCGCGAACGATAACACGACCATCAGCGCACGCGGCTTTGTCGACGGAGTGATCGCAGAGCTGGCAGCGGAGAGACTGCACGCGCTGGCAATATCAAGACTTAAACTCAAACTTAAAATTTTGGAGGGATAACTATGACCATCGAACAGATCGAGGCAAGACTGGCAGAGATCCGCAAGGCGATCGAGACGGCAAACGCTGACGAGATCGAGGCACTGTCCAAGGAAGTCGACCAGCTGGTCGAGGAGCGCGACCGCATCAAGGCAGCCGAAGCCGCAAAGAAGGAGCTCCGCAGCAAGGTCGCGACCGGCGCAGCAGGCTCCGCACCGGCACCTGTCGTCACGCAGGCGACCGCAAAGGGCGCAGATTCCGAGGAGTACCGCCGCGCATGGCTCAAAAACATGGCGACGTTTTCTGAGGACGGCGCGACCTACCGTCTCCTTGGCGATCTGACTGAGGAGGAGCGCTCTGCGTTTACGTTTACGACTGCCAACACCGGCAGTGTCGTTCCGACCGTCGTGCTCAATCGCATCGTCGAGCTGGTGCAGTCCATGGCGCCGATGTATGAGGACGCGACCAAATCCGGCATGACGCAGGGTTTTTCTGTGCCGCGCCACACTGCCATCACCCAGGGCGACGCAGCGGCGACATCCGAAGGAGTTGCAAACGACGACGAGACTGACACATTTAACGTCCTGACCCTGACCGGCGTGGAGATCAAAAAGCACGTAAAGATCACGCGCAAGATGCAGTGGCAGTCGATCACAGCGTTTGAGGACTGGCTTGTTTCTCACATCTCCAAGCGCATCGCAGTCGCCAAGGAGGCGCGGATCCTGGCACAGCTCAACGACACCACGCCGGGCATCGCATCCGGAAACAAAATCTCCCGCACCTATACCGACGCTGCAGTCCGTGAGGCGCTCGCCCTGATCACCGAGCAGGGCAGCAAAGTCTGGTATGCAAACAGCAAAACCATCTACAATGGCCTCGCAGGCATCAAAGACAACAACGGCCGCCCGCTGTTCCTGGAGTCGACCGTGAGCGATGACCCCAAGGTCCGCGGCCGCATCTACGGCGGCATCGTCAAAGAGGATTCCAACATCCCGGACAATGTCGTCTATGTCGGCGTACCGCGCAGCATTCTCGCCAACGATTTCGAGGCGCTGTTTATCGGTCGCCAGACTGATATGACGACCTTTGTCACCACGATTGGCGGATACAGCCTGTTTGACGCAGGTCTGGAAAATCCGACGGCGTTTGTCAAGATCACGTTTACAGCCGAGCCGGTCATTGCGATCCCCGCGACCGCAACCGTCGCAGTTGACAGCACTGTCCAGATCCCCGTGATCGCAGTCAGCCCGGCAGGCAGCACGATCACCTGGTCTTCCGGCACGACCGCCAAAGGCACCGTAGACAGCAACGGTGTTGTGAGCGGTAAAGCAGCAGGCAGCACCGTCATCACCGCATCCATCACCGTAGGCGAGACGACCGTTTCCGACACCTGCACCGTCACCGTCACGTCTGAATGAGAGGAGGGGAGAGCATGGCACTGATCGACGACGTGAAGACCGCACTCCGTGTGTCTACGACTGACGCGGACATCACGGCACAGATCTCCGACCTGATCGATGAGGCCAAGCTCGACCTCCAGCACACCGCCGACATCAGCGCGTCCAAAATAGCAACCCCGGACGCGCTGATCAAAGGCGCGATCAAGTGCTATTGCGGCATGATCTGGACGGACGATCCGGCGGAAGCGGACCGCCTGAAAGCCTGCTACGAAGACTACAAGGGACGGCTCGCGATGTCGACCGAGTACGGCACGTACAGCGAGGAGGCGGGAACATGACCAGAGTGGAAAAAATCACACTGATCACAGAGACGCTGACGCTGGACGATATCGGCCAGCAGGTCCGGCAAGAGACCGGAAACAGCGTCATCTGCACTGTCGCGTCCATCAGCCGCAGCGAGTGGACCGCAGCACAGCAGTCCAGCCTGTCTCCGGCATATGTCGTCAAGGTATTTTTCCGCGACTACAGCGGCGAAAAAGTCGCCGAGCTGTACGGGAGGCGGTTTAAGATCTATCGCACGTACCAGGCGGGCGATAAGGTTGAGCTGTATCTGGCCGAGAGAGTGGGTGAGATCAATGGCATATCCTGAGCTGAGCATCCAGATCACCAAAGCAATGCAGCAGTACAGCGCCGAAGTGCAGAAAGCCGTGCAGACGAGCCTGACGGCTATCGGCAGGGATGCTCTCGCCCGCGTCAAGGAAAAAAGCCCGAGCCGCACCGGCAAGTACCGCAAAGGCTGGCGGATGCAGGCATCTCAGCAGGCTGGCGTGGTAGGTTTTGAGATCTACCAGGGATCGCGGCCGCAGCTGACGCATCTGCTGGAGCACGGCCACAAAACCCGCAACCGCAAGGGATTTGTCAACGCGCAGCCCCACATCAAGGAAGTCGAGGCATGGGCGGAACAAGCCGCAGTTGACGCGATCGCAAAGGCGGTGAGTGGATGACGCTGGAAGAGTTCAAGGGCATCGTCGCAACCATCGGCATTCCGTATGCATACGGCTATTTCCGCGATACACAAGCCCCCGCGTATATCGTGTATAGCGAAACATACCGCAACGCGATATATGCGGACGGCCGCGTGATCTATGCGGAGCCGTACATCCTGCTGCAGTTAGTCACAAAAACGCGTGATCAGGCAAAAGAGAGGCTGATCGAGGCGGCATTGACCGCCAACAAGATCGCCTACGACTGGCCGGACTATGAGTTCGACGAGCAGCAAGGGATACACACAGCAAGCTATTACTTCCCGATTTGATAAAGGAGGAGAGACACATGAGCGAGGTCGCTAAGATCCGCAGAACGATAACCGATCTGGGATATGCTCCGATCACTGAAATTGACAGCGACGGCAAGCCGACATATGGCAGCGTGGTGTGGTTCCCGCACCATAAGGCGGGCGGGCGGGCATATGATGCACAGCCTGCCGGTACAGCCGGGAGCGTATGGGCGGACGGCCGCGAGGTCTACGCATACGACGACAATCAGGGCTACAATACGACCGTCACGACGGTCGGCGTGACTGATGACATCGACGAGGCATGGTATGGCCGCACCATCACGGACGACGGTGTGGTCGAGGAGTATGCAGACGGCAAGGAATACCCGGCGTTTGCGCTGGTGATCATCGAGGATACCACGGACGGTGTCGGCGAGACGACCATTTTTTACTACTGCCACATCCAGCAGCGCAGCGGCAAGCAGGGCGCGACATCCGAGGGCAACGGGCTAAATCCGCAGTTCCCGGAGCATCTGATCAGCTGCCGTCCGCGTCTGGACTGCTTTGCAGTTTCCGCACGCATCCCCGGCAAGACCAAGATCACCACGATCCCGGAACCTCTCAACGCCGCGCCGCACGTCCAGATCAAAGAGGCAACCGCGACCGTCGCAGTCGGCAGCACGGTCAAGCTGACAATCAGCCACAAACTGCCGGAAGACGCTGCAGTGACATGGACATCCGGCACGACATCGACGGCAACGGTCACAACTGACGGCACCGTCGCCGGTGTCGCTGCTGGCACATCCGTCATCACGGCATCCATCACGGTGGACGGAACCAGCTACACCGACACCTGCACCGTCACCGTCACCGCGTCGTGAGGTGATGCGCCGTGGATAAAACGATCACGATCAGCGGGCGGAGCGTGACGTTCCGGAAGACGGGCGGCACTGCGCTCCGCTACAAGCGCCAGTTCGGCCGCGAGCTTTTTGCCGAGATCGGCAAAATGGTCGATCTGTATGCGGATTTTCAGAAAATCGAGCAGTTTATCACCGACAAATCAGCCAAAACATCGGCGATGGCCAAGCTGGTCGCGTCTATGGAGACCGATTTTTTGTATGATATCCTGTACATCATGGCACAGCAGGCAGATCCGAGCATCACAGATCAGATCGAGTGGCTCGACAGCTTCGAGCGTTTTGATGTCTGGTCTGTTTTTGGTCAGGTCCGGGATCTGATCATGGACGAGCAAGCAGTTGATCCAAAAAACGCCTGATCTCCGGCGCGACACAAGATGATAAAAACCCCTTGACCGCGGTGGAGTTTGTGAACCTGCTGATGTCAAGGGGTTTCCCGCTGTCGGAGATTGACAATTGGAACACCGGGATGCTGATAGACTGGGCGCGTGAGCATGACCGGCAGCTCGCTCGTGCAAGAGGTCAAGAGGTATTTGACCCATATGAAGACTATCTCAAACTCAAAGCGATGGAGCCGGAGATTGAGGAGATGCACGCAGCCGGACAGCTGCGGGAAGCAAAGTATAAATCATACCGCGAAACGCTGGACCGGTACGAGCGGCAGCTGAAGGGGTGAGACAATGGCAAAAAAGATCAGCGGCGTGACAATTGCGATTAACGCCGACACCAACGGAGTGACCAACGGCCTAAAGGAGCTGACCGACCAGAGCGTCACGCTGTCAAAACAGCTAAAATCCATCGACGCGCTGCTCGACATGGATCCGGGCAACGCCGAGCTGATGGCGCAAAAGCAGGAGCTCCTCGCCAAGGCCGCAGAGACATCCGCGCAAAGGCTGGAAGCCCTCAAAAATGCGCAGGAAGACGTAAAGGCGGCAGTCGCGTCCGGAAGCATCGGCACAGATGAGTATATAGCGTTTCAGCGCGAGATCATCACCACGGAAAAGCGGCTCGGCGAGCTGGAAAAGCAGAGCGACGACACCGGTGACGGCATGGAGGAGCTCGGCGACCAGACCGGCGATGCAGGCGAACAGATGGAGGAGACTGAAAAAGATTCGACCAGCCTGGGCGATAAGTTAAAATCAGGACTCGCAGCGGGCGCAAAAATTGCCGCAGAAGCACTTGCAGCGACAACTGCCGCCGCGGCCGCTGCTGTTGCCGGTATCGTCAAGGCGACCGGCGACACCGCAGAATACGGCGACAATATCGACAAGATGAGTCAAAAGCTTGGCATGAGCGCGGAAGCCTATCAGGAATGGGACGCAATCATGCAGCATAGTGGCTCGGACATCGACAAAATGTCTACCAGTATGAAAAAACTGGCAGAGGCAGTCGAGAGCCCGACCGACAAAACGGCCGCGGCATTCGAAAAGCTGGGCATCAGCATGGAGGATGCCGCCAAGATGTCGCAGGAGGAGCTTTTTTCTGCGACGATCACCGCCCTGCAAGGCATGGAATCCGGCGCAGAGCGCACAGTGCTGGCGACCGACCTGCTCGGCAAATCGGCGATGGACCTTGGCGCACTGCTCAACACGTCAGCGGAGGACACCGAGGCAATGCGGCAAAAAGTCCACGACCTGGGCGGCGTGATGTCTGACGATGCCGTCAAAGCATCCGCGGCATACCAGGACAGCCTGCAGGATATGCGGACCGCGATCAGCGGTGTCGGTCGGAGCATCGGCACGAGCTTTATGCCATCCGTGACAAAAATGATGGACGGCTTTGCGGATCTAGTCACCGGCAACGAGGACGGCATTGCCGCAATGGAGGAAGGCCTGGAGGCGTTTGCCGAAAATCTGGAGCAGACGGTCGACCAGCTCGCAGCGGCGGCAGATAAATTTTTACCGGTGATCGTGGATGCGATCGCGCGGAACCTGCCCAAAATCGCAGACAGTGCAGTCAAGATCATCGGCACGCTGGGCGACGCGCTGATCAAAAATCTCCCGGCGCTGCTCAGCGCGGCAAAAGATATCATCTTCCAACTGGCCAAGGGGCTGATCTCCTACCTTCCGGAGATCGTCAAGGTCGGGCTGGATGTAGTCGTCGAGCTGGCGCAGGGTATCACCGACGCGCTCCCGACTTTGGTGCCGCAGGTCGTCGGGATCATCAAGGAGATCGTCAAGATCCTGACGGATCCAAACACGCTAAACCGCCTGCTCGATGCCGCGCTTTCCATCGTCTCCAGTCTCGGCGAGGCGCTGGTTGAAAACCTTCCGGAGCTGGTCGGCGCGGCGATGGAGCTGATCGTCGGGCTCTGCACCTACCTCCTAAACCCGGAAAATATCGACAAACTGCTCACCGCTGGATTTGATATCATTGTAAAAATCGCGGAGGCTCTCGTCAATTCGATCTGGAAGATCGGCGAGGCAATCGGCGAGATCGTCAAAAAGATCGTCGACTTTTTCGGTCTCGGCGAATACTGGGAAGCGGGCGAAAAAGTGATCGACGAGTTTATGGGCGGCATCCAGGAAAAGTGGAAGGCGTGGAAAAAATGGTGGTCCGGATTTGGCGAATCCGTTTTTGACTTTTTGCACGGGACCGGCGGCGACGAGCCGCTGATCGACGAGTCGCAAGTATGGTATCCTGATAGCCACAGCGCACGCGGCGGCATTTTTACCGTCCCGACGCGCACCATCATCGGGGAAAACGGTGCGGAGGTTGCCCTGCCGCTGGAAAATAACACCGGCTGGATGGATATCCTTGCCGGGAAAATTGCAGGCGTGGGCGGCAGCGGTATCACCATCGAAAACATAAACGTCCGCGTCACCGGCAGTGAGGACGCAGGCCTGGCGACTGTGCAGCAGATCGACCAGGCTCTCCGTCAGTATCAGCTGGCGCAGTCGCGCGGCGTGGGAGGAGTGAGCTGGCAGTGAGCTATATCATAAAAACGCGGGACGATTTTCTGCTGGACGGCGTTTCCGCGCTGACATACGGTCTGGCGGTCGAGATGCCGCAGCCGGTGCCGATGGCACGGCAGCGATACACTACGTTTCAGTCCGGAGACAGCGACACAACCACGCCGGACGACAGCTTTGATGCTGTGCGGTACACGCTGACCGCCCGACGCATAAAAACGCCGGACACCTTCCGGGCATCCGACCTGTATGCAGCGCTTGCATCGGCAAAAACGCTGACGCTGACGCGGAACGCAGGCAGGGTGTACCGGATCGCCAGCGTGGTAGATGTGACACCGACTGCCCGCATCAATGGCAACGAAATCACGTACCGCATCACGTTTAATCTGCAGCCGTTTGCATACTATGCGGATAACCCCATCGTTACGCCGGAAAACAGCAGCATCACCAACCCCGGCACACGATACAGCCGACCGATCTACTACATCCAGCAGGCACAGACCGGCGGCGGCAGTCTGATCACAAACGCATCAATCAGCGTAAACGGTCAGACGCTGGCGGTATCTTTTCCGCCCTCTTCCGGCGGAAAGCAGACCATCGTGGTGGACGCGGAGCGCATGATCGCGTACAACAACGCCGACGGAACCAACTGGACGCGGTACACTTCCGGGCTGTTTCCGTTTCTGTCGCCTGGATCAAATGCGATCGCCGCGACAGACTGCACGGTCACGCTCCGCGGCAACTGGAGGGACTATTGATGGCAACATACAACGTAACGACTTTTGCGGATTTCCTGGAAAAGGCCGCAACATCTGGAAACACCATCGTCTGCCCGGAGGGTGCGGTCTGGGATCTTGCGGAAATTGACCCAGAAAACCTGATCACCAAAATCGACATCAACAGCAACATAACAGGCAACGGCACTGAGATCCGCAATCTGCGCGGGGAGGTTGCGATCGGCGGCAGCATGACAATCACAGCGCTGCACTGGATCAACTGTCTGCGAACGGGTGCGGCGGGATCATACAGATATTTTATGTATGCAACATCCGGGACCGCGCTGCTAAAAGAAAGTAAAATGTCTCTCGCTGTTGTCAGGGTCGGCGACTATCTGGGCGGACTATATAATGTTGCACCGTATCGGTGCGCAATCGAAATGTCTATCAATGATACATGGGCACGGATTATAAACATCAACAATCAGAATGCAGCATATAACAGATATAATAAAATCCATCTGACAGCACCAAACGCCACAACCTGCGACGATGTCGGTTGGAATTTCCAAGACAGTCAGTTGATTATTGACGCGCCACTAATGACAAATATTAACAACACGAACAAGCGCTGCACCGTGCGCGGAAATTTGGAATCATGCACAAAAATCACCGGAACGTCCAGCACATATGATTTTTCGGTGATAAACGGAGACGATGCTCCAAATTTCGCAGAATCTGGAAGCGATGCGAAAAACTACAAAAAGGTCAGCGATCTGCAGATGCGAGACGCGGAATATCTGGCATCTATCGGATTTGTAATCGGAACGGAGTGAGGCAGAATGTGGGTAAACAACGCGGGTGACTATGTCACAAACACGCTTTTTCTGCCCGGCGAACTGCCGGATCCTGCTGACCTATACCCGTTTCCGTCCGCGTGGAAGATCGATCCGATGATCAACGGCGGATATCCGTATATCAGCCTGATGATAGATCTGCCGCGGCTGGAAATCAACCCAATAAAACAGCGGGAGTATATCTGCATCTTTACGCCTCGCACAGTCGGCGGCCACACAGTCTATCCGGAGGCGGACGAGCTGCTCCACGGCAACGGCGACGCGATCCTGTTGCCGATCAGCGCCGAAATCACGCAGGATCACAACGCGATGTGGTCAGTGCAGGGCGTGCATCCGATCGACCCGGAGGGGCGCTGGCAGTATATCAAAAACGGCGCAATCATCCGCTGCATGGGCCAGCTATTCACAGTAAAAAACGTGACGGATCACTGGGCAGGAAACAGCGGACAGGTGCAGTTTTACGGCGAGCATATCTGGTATCAGCAGGCGGATGCGTGGATATATCCATATATCGACGGCGACGGCGACAGAAACCGGCTGACCGCTACATCTGGGCAGGCTGCGATCAACATGATCAACGCCCGGACATCGGCGGAAGAGCGCGAGGGCTATCATGCATATGCATTTACGGGCACATCAGACGTACAATGGGCAGCGTCTGACCCGTGGACGCTGCCGATAAGCAGCGGGATCACGCCGATCGAGGCAATGCTGGGCTCCGGCGGCCTGATCGAGTGCAAAGGCGGCGAGCTGTACCGCCATAATTTTTCATACAGCATCGATGAGCGTATGGAGGGAGCGGAGGATAACGCATTTGACATCCGCATCGGCAAAAACCTGACCGGCATCAACCGCGTGGTCGATACCACGTCCATGGTGTCGTACTTCCGCGCGTATGATCCATACGGCGGGTGGTTTGCGATCGCGTGGGATTTCGGCGCATTTTTCGGTGATCTCTTCCCGCACTATGTCGTGCGCTCGCAAAACTACGAATTCCCGGACGAGGCAAACGAGGACGGCTGGGACTATAGCGATTGGTTTAATAATGTTTTCATTCCGCAGGCGACAGCCAATTTTATGAAAAACGGCAAACCGATCATCCGATATGAGATAGACCTGGCGGACGTGCGACAAAATCCGGATTTTGAGATAATCCGCGGAGAGACTTTCCGGGTCGGCGACAAAGGCACTATCTGGGACAGCCGTCTCGGCGCGATGCCGCTGACCATCGAGATCACCGGCACCGTCTACGACGGGATCCGGGAAAAGTGCAAAAAAGTGATCATCGGCGACCGGCAGAGTTTTGTCCAGACCGCGATGCCCGCGGTGGACTGGGGCACGGTGCCGACCGTCGTCGGCGGAGAGACACCGATCCTGGACGCGGACGGCAACATGATCTATGATGCGGACGGCAACTTGATCGTCCAAAGCATAGCGGTAGGAGGTGCAGACGATGGGTAAAGCGCAGTTTGACAGCCCGTGGACAGTCGAGACGATGGACGCGCTGTTTGACGATGTCGCCGCGGCAAAGGGCGACGCGGACAGCCTGACGGGAAAAATCACCGAAATGGATGCGGACATTTCCGGAAAGCTCGACGCGGCAGCACTCTCTCCGACGGCATACACACCGCCGGAGATGACACAAAATACAGGATTTACGCTGCAATGCGGCGGTTATCAAAAAATCGGCAAGCTGGTCGTTGTAAATGTCCGGCTGGTGATTTCCGGCACGAACACCATCACAAAGTCATCCGGCGCGATTGCAACCGGCTTCCCTGCGCCGCTCTGGCAGCCGGTCGCGTCCGGTGCGACAATCGGCGGAGAATCGCAGCTTGTCGCCGTGTCGTGTTCGCCGTCCATTGATACTGCGATAAACGGCGCGACGTTTACGATTTTAGGCAACGGCAGCCTGATCGTCGCGTCCGGCGCGATCGAGACGACCACGTTTACAGTGTTTAGTCTCAGCGCGTCGTACCTGTGCCAGTGAGGTGGTGATATGGATAAAATCATTAAATCCATCACGGCTATGCTCGGCGGGCTGGCTGGGTTTCTGTTTGGCGATCTGGACGGGCTGATGGTCGCCCTGATCGCGTTTATCGTGCTGGATTATATCACCGGCATCCTGGTCGGCACCGCAAAGCGCCGCCTGAGCAGTCACACCAGCTTTGTGGGTCTGGTAAAAAAGGCCCTGATCTTGGTGATCGTCGCCGTCGCTCATATCGTTGATACACAGATACTGGGCGGAACTAATTCCGTGTTTAGGTCGGCGGCATGCTGCCTATACATCGCCAACGAGGGCCTCAGCATTTTGGAAAACTGCGGCAAGTTGGGCGTTCCGCTGCCGAAAAAGCTGCGAAACGTGCTGGAGCAATTAAGAAACGACAACGATAAGGAGGAATGAGTATGTTTGAGCCGAGACTGGTCCGCCCTGAGGCGGGCAACAAATTTTACATCACCAAGAGCGCGGGCGGATATAGCCCGTGCATCGTCGGAAAGCCGACCGACAAAGGATGCAACGTGCTGGCCAACTGCGTCGGCTACGCGCTCGGCAGATACCACGAAATCGCAGGACGGCCGGAGTTTGACCTGATCCAGTCCGGCAACGCGGAAAATCTGATCGAGCGGGCGAAAACGGCAGGACTGCGAACCGGTGCGCTGCCGGAGCTCGGCGCGATCATCGTCTGGCAAAAAGGGCCGACGCTATCCGGATCCGACGGCGCTGGACACTGCGCGATCGTCGAGGATGTCGGCATCGGAGGCGATATCACCACGAGCGAGAGCGGATACAACGCATCAAAGCCGTTTTGGACTGCCCACTATAAGGCCCCGTACAGATACCGCGACGGCTACACGTTCCGCGGTTTTATCTACCAGCCTGCCCGCGTCCAGCGCACGCTCCGAAAGGGCGACCGCGGCGACGATGTCCGGGCGATGCAGGATGCGCTCGCAGCGGCAAAGTATCTCCGCGCCGGAGAGTGTGACGGGGATTTTGGCGTGATCACGCTGGGAGCTGTCTGCGCGTATCAGCTGGAGCACGGGCTGGATGTCGATGGCGTATGCGGCCCTGCCACACGTGCCGCGCTAAAGATCTGAAAGGAGAGCATCATGATCAGAATTGAAGGCAAACGGGAAATCTTTCCGGGCGAGGGAACACAGAAAAACGCTGTGCTGGATATTGACGTATCGACGGCGGCAGAGCTTCCGGCGCTGGGGGACGATATCGATGGCTATTTTCTGGCGGCGGGATCCATCGCCAACATCATCCAGACTGGCGACTGGGTAAAAATTGACGCTGACGGAAAATGGTATAAATGCGCAGGCGGCGGGGAGCTGACACGCTCCATGCGCACAGTATCAGCCGCAGAGCCGGAAGAGATGACAGGGAGCGGGCTGAAAGGGTTCAGGTGAAAAGATGAACTATTATGAACTGATGAAAGCGGCAGCGATTGCCGGATCAGGCGGCGGAACACCGACACCGCAGCCGGTGCTGATTGAAAAATCCGTGACGCAGAACGGCGCGTATAACGCGGAAGATGATGAGGCGGACGGGTACAGCGCGGTAACGGTTAATGTGCCGAACAGCTACGCGGCAGGCGACGAGGGCAAGGTTGTCAACAATGGCGCGTTAGTATCTCAGACCAGCACAACCGCAACCACGAACGGAACGATCAACACCACAACGAACAACAGCGTGACGGTGGCTGTTCCAAACACATACACTGCGCAGGACGAGGGCAAGGTGGTCAGATCTGGTGCATTGGTTGCGCAATCTACGCATAAATCCATTACGGCAAACGGGACTGGGATTGACACAACAAATTATTCGTCTGTTGATGTTGCAGTTCCGAACAGCTACGCGGTAGCTGATGAGGGAAAAGTCGTGTCGAATGGCGCGTTAGTGGCGCAGGGCAGTGATACCGTGACGCAGAACGGGACAGTTGATACTACGCTGATAAATAGCCTGACGGTTAATGTAGGTGGTGGCGCGGTAAAACTGGAACACAACTATACAGGTGGTGATGCTTATATTATAGAGACTGACAACTGCATAGAAATTTTTGGCTATTTGCCAGAATTTACTAACCGGCCAAGTTTTACAATCCCATCAACATTTGATATATCAAAAATCGGTACAGAAATCGGCGGTTCAGTATATACTGGACCATCGTCCATAGCGTCATTCACCAATCTGGGCATAACTGACAGAACAATACGGTTTCAGGTTGGGAATCCAATTTCATACGCCTGCCTTGTATTTAGCTATGCATTTAATAAAGCGACATAAATGCGCGTAAATGCGCTATTTCTAACTTTCCTATAACTTAAAAAAACAAAATTCACACTTTTCGTTTCACAACCAAAGGAGTATACGATGCAGCATATTGATTTACCAAACAGCGAGATTGAACACAGGATATCAGAACACATCCACAGCGAGCGAGACCGTCGGATCATGCGCCTGCGCCTGATAGACGGCCACACCTACGAGCGCATCGCGGAGATCGTCGAGATGTCCCCGCGCCAGATCCGGGAGATCGTCAAGAAGTTAAAAAAACGCCTTGAAAACGCCTAAATCATGCATAAAAAACGCTTAAAACTCGCCCAGTCGCTTCCTTGCGGCCGGGCGAGTTTTTTGTTATACTGAGGGCAAAAGGAGGCGGTATGATGTACGATATGTACAATCCAATGCTCAGTCCGTTTTATGCACAGCCGCCGCGGCAGCCGTACCAGCAGCCGCCGAGACAGGAAGTCGTCAAGGTCAGCGGCGAAAACGGTGCACGATCGTATCAGATGGGTCCGAACAGCTCGGCGCTGCTGCTCGACGAGTCCGGAGTGATCGTCTGGCTCGTGACGACGGACGGCGCTGGATACAAAACGTGCGCTCCGTTTGATATCAACCCGCATCAGGCACAGCCGCCGGTCGATTTTTGCGACCTCGAGGCGCGTATCAAAAAACTGGAGGAGATGATGCAGCATGGCACTTCCGGCGATCCTGCAGATGCTAAAGCAGAGCAGCGCAGCACCTACACTGCCTACACAGATGCCGCCGGTGGCAAAGATCCGGCAGATGATCGGCGCGATCAGAAACGCCGGTAATCCGCAGGCATTGCTGCAGCAGATGATGCAGCAGCAAAATCCCGGCTTCGCGCAGGCGATGGACTATGTTCGCCAGCACGGCGGCGATCCAAAAGCGGCTTTTGAGGCTCTCGCCGCGGAAAAAGGTATAAATCCGGCGGATTTCGGGCTGTAACTTGGTGGTAACTTGCATTTAACTTGCATTTAACTTGCATTTAACTTGGGTTTAACTTGGGTTTAACTTGTATGTCCCCGCCAGTGCGCAGGGCGGTGATATAGACCGGATGCACAAAGAGGATGCATCCGCAACACTCCAACAGCTAAGGAGGCATATATATGGCAGACAATAGTGGTCTCAGCGTCAGCGATGTCGCTGCACTGAGCAACGGTGGCTTCGGCGGTTTTGGCGGCGGTTTTGAGGGCCTGATCTATCTGGCTGTGATCGCGGCTATGTTCGGCGGCGGCTTTGGCTTCGGTGGCTTCGGCGGCAACGCTGGCGCTGCTGTGGCGACCGGCATGGCAACACAGGCAGATATGCAGCGCGGATTTGATCAGCAGAACACGATGGCACAGACGCGCGACATCCTGTCCGCAGTGACCAACGGCACCGCACAGACGATCGCAGCATCCACCGCAAACGCCACGAACGCGATCAACGCGATCAAAGACGGCAACGCATCCCTGATCCGCGAGTTTGGCACCGTGGAGAGCGCCCTGACAGCTCTCGGCGGCAAACAGCAGGAATGCTGCTGCGAGATCCTGCGTGCGGTCGACGGCGTAAACTACAACGGCGCGATCAACACCGCAGCGATTAACGCCAACACCACGGCACAGACGCAGAAGATCCTCGACGCGATCGCAGGCAACCGCATGGCAGATATGCAGGCACAGATCACCCAGCTGCAGCTGCAGAACGCTATGTCCGGCGTGATGCGTTTCCCGTCCGCGTGGACCTTTGCGGGCGGCCAGTTCCCGCCGACCGCAGCGGCCACGGCGTGAGGTGATGGCCGATGAAGATCATCGCCAAGCTGATCGATATGATCACAGATGAGCTCGACGGCGCGGAAGAGTACGCGCTGACCGCGATGCAGGAAAAGACGGAGCATCCCAAGCTCGCCGCCCGGCTCAACGAGCTGGCGGGAGTGGAGCTGACGCATGTCCGAGCCCTGCACACGGAGGTCGAGCGCATGATCAGCGATTATCGCAACGAAAAAGGCGAGCCGCCTGCCGAGATGCTCGCAATTTACAAATACGAGCACGAAAAAGCGATCAAGCGGTTCGCGCAGATCAAGGCAGCGATCGAAGAATTTGACGCATAAAAAAGTCCCCCGGCCAGATGGTTCGGGGGACTTGACTTTATATAAAATCTGCATTTTATCCACCTATCTCATTCACTTTGTACTTGACTTTATATAAAATCTGTGCTATAATATAGACAGAAACAGGGAAGGAAAACCCACAGAAACCCACGAGAACGAAACGGAGGATAAAGCTATGAAAAAGATTATGATGAGAGCATGGGAAATCGTAAAGAACGCGATCGCAAAGTTCGGCGGAAAGGCATACGAGTACATGGCAGAAGCCCTCCGCATGGCATGGGCAGAAGCAAAGGGCACTGCACAGCAGAGCCGCGAGGACATCATCGCAGCACTGACCAAGAAGTTTGGCCGCTGGACCAAGAAGTGCTACAACGGCAAGGTCCTCGATCGCATCTACTTCAACGCGACCGATCTCGGGATGCACATCGAGTACTACCGCACCGGCAACATTTCAAAAGCAGAGATCGACGGCGAAAGAGTCAGCAACTGCGAGGCACGCCGCATCCTGGCAAGCAAGGCGTATTTTGATCTCACAGATGATACGCTGCACATGGACAGCACCATGGAGCACCACTTTGGCGATAAGATCACCGCAGCAGTCGCGGATCTGATCAGCGCATAATCTGGGCGAACAATCCGATCCGGGCGGATAATCCCGGCACAGAATAGGAGGTATAGATGGATGATTAAAAAACGTCTGGTATGTGGGGCCGATTTTTATGTGAGAGGACCCAGTGACAAGATCGTTACCTGCTCGCCGGAGTGCAAGAAGATCCGGAGGAGCCAAGTCCTGAAAGGACATCAGGTTGACGCGGAAACCAGAAAAAAAATCGGCGAGGCGGCAAAAAAGCATTTTCGGCCGGATATGTGGAAAAATGGAGTGGAAGCTATGAAGATTGCGCCAAAAGCAGGAAGATTTGAAACACATAGCAGTGCAAAACGCTGGACGCTGCTGTCACCTGATGGCAGGATGTACAAATGCACAAACCTGGATAAATTCATTCGTGATCATGCTGATCTTTTTGGGATCGATGAAACCGATGATAATGCGGTGCATAGGATCTCGTCCGGCTTTGTCCAGCTGAAAAAGGGCCTAAAAACAGGACGGCGGATCACCTGCAACAAGGGCTGGAAGATCCTGCCGAACGGGGACGATCTGAAAAACTGCGAAAGATCAGACTATGACACGAAATCATGAAGGAGGACAAAATGAAAAAAATTATACGAAACAAGGTATACGATACGGAAACAGCTGCGGTGCTCGCATCCAGCGAGCATTGCACACTGTTCCGGAAACGGACTGGCGAATTTTTCCTATTTATTACGGCAATTCGGCCGGAGGAGATCGCGCCGATCGAGTCGGCAAAGCTACCGATCCAGCCGCTGACATATCATCAGGCGCAGGCATGGGGTAAAAAACACATGGATGCGGCTGACTGGGGCCGCGTGTTCGGGATCGGCGCAGATCAGGACGACGTGCAGATCTCATGTGTGATCACCGCCGCGCAAAACGCCAAGCTCAGACGGATCGCGTCGGAGCGTGGTGTAAGCGTGACGGAAATCATCCGGGAAATGATCGATACGTTCACGGGGGAGTATTTGATCGATGGATGAGATCAGGATTTCGTTTGAAATGGCAAATGCTCCGGGGCACGACCCGGAGCATGAAGCCGAGACAAGGGCGGATCTAATCAACGCGATTAAGGCGGTAGAAAAGACATGCAAAGCCCGGACAGTCTCTCCGGACGATGTGCTCGATGCGCTCCGGCAGCTGTATGATCTCGGTATGCACGGCCCTGCATCCATCGGGATCGTGATCGACTGGGACCCAAATGCCCGGACATTTTCAAAAAACTACTTTCTGGCCGCAAAAGGGACCGGAACGCCGGACAGCACGCACATCCGGATCAAGATGTTTGGAAAGGGTGCAATCGTCAGTTTTTTCCGAGCCCGCACAGCGCGGAAGAAAATGACGATCGATGCCGGACGCGAGAACGCCGCCGAGTGCGTTTTGAGAAAAGTGGAAAAAAGCCTAAACTGTGCATATAAAAAAGAAAAACTTGACTTTATATAAAATCTGCGTTTTGTCCACCTATCTCATGCACTTTGTACTTGATTTTATATAAAATCTGTGATATAATATAGACAGAAACAGGGAAGGAAAACCCAAAGAAACCCACGAGAACGAAACGGAGGATAAAGCTATGAAAAAGATCAACGATATCTACATCCCGAGCATTACAGAGATCAAGGCGGCAGCGGCGCACCTGAGAAAGCTGGAGAGCGCGGCAACGAGCAGCGAGGGGATCAAGAGCAGCTATTTCGACTGCGTGTATCTTCCCGAGCAGGGATCTTTCCAGTTCAACGAGTTTTGCGACCAGCACAGCTATGTCGACTACGGCGACACGCCGCACGTCTACATCCCCTCTGAGTGCGGCAAGGAGTGGGCGGACAGCAGCAGCAGCCCGGAAGCAATCCGTAAGGAGATCGAGAAGCTCGCAA